CTTTGACGTCCTTCGTGACGCAGGTGAGCGACAGATTGGTGACAATATTGTCTGCGTGTCTGGAACAACGGCGTGGAAAGTTTTCACTGTCACTAATACCGTTAGCGGAACAACTCTCATCGAGAAGAAGTTTCACAAGTCGGACTTTGGTGACATGCTTAAAGATCCGCAGTATAAGACTTATCTTGAGGATCTAATTGATGCAGTCATGGTGAGAACACGAGACGACGCCGACCTTGTTGCAGACGACGACGAGGAAAATGAGTGATCTAAATAGATCACAAACCGTATTGCTGGTGGATGCGATGGGGCTGTACTTGCGACACTTCATCGCCCACCCAGCAATGGGTAATGACGGACAACATGTCGGCGGAATTGTTGGTTTTCTCCTCGACCTAAAGAGAATTGTGGAGCGCTTTAAGCCAAATCCAGTCTATGTTGTTTGGGAAGGCGGCGGTTCACCCCGACGACGCGCCATCTACAAAGACTACAAGAGCCACCGTCGACCTGAAAGGTTGAATCGTTTCTATGAGAATGACATACCCGATACTGTCTCTGGAAGAGACTACCAGATTAAGACACTAGTACGTCTTCTAAAGATGACACCAATATGTCAAATCTATGTACCTGATTGTGAAGCAGACGATGTCATTGGTTACATGTCGCGCTATCACTTTAAGGACGCATTGAAGGTCATTCTGTCAGCAGACAAAGATTATTATCAGCTCATCTCAGATGGGTCAATCATCTACTCGCCCACCTGGAAGAAGCTGGTTCAAGAGCAAGACGTCCTTGAGAGATTTGGCGTGCATCCTGTTAATTTCTCAGTCGCTAAAGCAATCTGCGGCGACGACTCAGATAATATCCCAGGCGTGGATGGCGTCGGATTTAAGACGCTGGCAAAGAGATTTCCATCTCTTGCACAGTCTACAGCGGCGACAGTCGAGCAAGTTCTGTGTGAGGCGAGATCCAAAGTAGAAGGTGGATCTAAGGTTCAAGCGTACAGGAATATTGCAGACAACGAGATCCTTATCAACAGAAACTTCTCACTTGTTCATCTTGATACAGCAAACTTAGCTGCTTACCAAATTGAGAGGATCAACGGGATCTGTGATACTTTTAAGCCTACACGTAATAAGATTGAGTTCATAAGGGCCCTCATACGTGAGGGGATCCAGACGTTCAACGTCGATCAATTCTTCCTAGCCCTCTCACACATCCAGACAGGATAAAATGCACGATCCGCACTTTAAACAGTACGGTAAGCAGTTCCAGGAGAAGATCTTCCAGGGCCTGCTGACTGACCGATCATGGGCGACACAGATGATAGAGATCATGTCACCCACCTTCTTTGAGTTAAAGTACCTACATTTCCTTACACAGAGGTACTTTGACTACTATCAGAAGTACAAGGACTTTCCAACACTAAGCCTTCTTGTCACAATAATACGTGATGATCTAAAAGAAGGAAAAGACGTCGTACTTCGTGACCAGATCGTCGAGTTTCTGCAGCGTATCCGCGTCAACCCAGACATGGGTGACGTACAGTATGTCAAGGATAAGACACTTGACTTCTGTAAGAAGCAGGCAATGAAGGAGGCGCTGGAGAAGGCTGTCGAGATGATTGCGACAGACAACCTCGACTCCGTCATGGACCTGATGAAGAACGCGCTGTCTGCGGGTACACCTGCTGCAATCGGTCACGACTTCTTCGAAGACACAGAAGCACGATTCATCAGGACGCGGCGCCTCACATGCCCAACAGGACTACCGCAGATTGATGCACAGGATGTACTCAATGGCGGTCTAGGTCGTGGTGAGTTGGGCGTAGTCATTGCACCAACAGGTGTTGGTAAGTCACACTTCCTTGTGCAAATGGGCGCGGAGGCTTTGCGTGTTGGTAAAAATGTCGTCCACTACACCTTTGAGCTATCTGAGACTGCTGTCGGTCTTCGTTATGACTCTAATCTCTGCAGCATTCCAAGCAGTGACGTCATAGACAGAAAAGAAGAAGTCATTGAATACTACAAGAACAACACGCTTGGGCGACTAATTATTAAGGAGTATCCAACAGGCACAGCATCAGTTCAGACTCTTCGAAACCACATTGAGAAACTTCTTCTGAAGTCGTTCGTGCCCAGTGTGATCATCATCGACTACGCCGACATTATGAAGTCATCACGTAAGTTTGATTCGCTTCGACACGAACTAAAGCTAGTCTATGAAGAGCTTCGAAATCTGTCCATGGATCTCAATGTTCCAATTTGGACCGCGTCGCAGGCAAACCGTGAAGCATCCAACTCAGAAGTTGTAGGCCTTGAGAACATGTCAGAAGCATACGGTAAAGCAATGGTTGCCGACGTTGTGCTTTCAATCTCTCGAAAGCCTAATGAAAAAGCAACAGGAGCTGGACGTATCTTTGTAGCTAAGAATCGTGCTGGACGTGATGGAATGCTCTACCCAATGAGGATTGACACATCGATGTCTAAGTTCGAGCTGGTGGACACAAATGAGATGTCTGTTGACGATGTTGTCAAAGCAGATGGTACAAGCATGAAGAAACTTCTCAAGGAGAAGTGGCAAGAGATTAACGGCAAATGATTATCACGTATTGTAGTGAAAGGAGTTGTGAATGTCTTTGAATGAAAGTGCAGTCGATTATTTTGGTGGCGATGACCTTGCTGCTGATGTCTTCAATAAGTACGCATTGCGTGATGTTGATGGCAAACGCCTTGAAACGCTTCCCACTGATACATTTCGGCGTTTAGCCCGTGAGTTCGCGCGGATCGAGGCAAAATACCCAAATCCTATGACGGAAGACGAGATCTTTAGTCTTCTTGATGGATTTAAGCAGATCGTGCCACAGGGATCGCCGCTGTCAGGTATTGGCAATCCTCATCAGCTGCAGAGTCTATCTAACTGCTTTGTGATCGATCAGCCTCACGACTCCTACGGCGGTATTCTCTTCGCTGACCAGGAGCAGGTTCAGATAATGAAGCGGCGCGGCGGCGTGGGCATGGATGTCTCAAATATCCGTCCCAAGGGGCAGCCTACTACAAATGCTGCCAGGACAACAGACGGTATCGGCATCTTCATGGAGCGTTTCTCCAACTCCACCAGAGAAGTTGCTCAAGGTGGACGACGCGGTGCACTCATGATCACCATCGACTGTCGTCACCCAGAGATTGAGACCTTCATCGATGTCAAGCGTGACCTCAAGAAGGTTACCGGTGCTAACATCTCGATCCGCTTCACTGATGAGTTCATGCAAGCTGTGGAGGCCAATGTCGGATTCTGCCTGCGATGGCCAGTTGAAGCTCAGCCCGAAGACGCTGAGATTGTCAAGATGGTTGACGCAAAGCAGATTTGGGAGAAGTTCGTGGATGCAGCATGGACTTCCGCTGAGCCTGGCGCGCTCTTCTGGGACAGTGTCATCAATCAGGGCATTGTGGACTGCTACCGTGATGTCGGTTATAAGACAATCTCGACCAACCCATGCGGAGAGATTCCGCTTAGTCCATATGACTCCTGTCGTCTGATGGTTGTTAATCTCACGTCATTTGTCGTCACGCCATTCACCGACGGTGCACGATTTGACTTTTCAAGATTCAATGATGTTGTCGTGAAGGCACAGCGCCTCATGGACGATCTTGTTGATCTTGAGATTGAGTGTGTTGATCGCATCCTCGCGAAGATTGAGAAAGATCCACAACCTGAGCATGTGAAGAAGATCGAGCGTGACCTATGGGAGAAGATTAAGGCAGCCGGTAGCAATGGTCGACGAACTGGTCTCGGTATCACAGGGCTTGGTGATGCTCTCGCAGCCCTTAATATTAGATACGGTAGCGATTATTCGATCAGTGTCACTGAAGAGATCTACAAAGCACTTGCAGTTGGTGCTCACCGCTCTTCTCTTATTATGGCACAGGAACGCGGCGCATTCCCAGCCTGGGATCATAAAAAGGAGAAGGATCATCCTTACCTAAAACGCGTCATCTCTACCTGCAACGGAGAGTACCATGACATGTGGGAGAAGACAGGACGTCGTAACATCGCACTTACGACTACAGCGCCTGTTGGATCAATCTCTTGTCTCACACAGACGACAAGTGGTATTGAGCCTGCGTTCCTCCTTTCCTACAAGCGTCGCCGCAAGATCACGCAGGGCGACACGAAGTCGACACCAGACTTCGTTGACCAGATGGGCGACAAGTGGCAGGAGTACACGGTCTACCACCACTGGTTCAAGAAGTGGATGGACGTCACTGGCAAGACCGACCCAAAGGAGAGCCCATACTGGGGTGGCACAGCAAACGACGTCGATTGGGTGAAGTCCGTCGACATCCAGGCAGCAGCGCAGCGGTGGATCGATCACAGCATCAGCAAGACCTGCAACCTTCCAAATACAGCAACGCGCGAGACAGTCAATGATGTCTACATGCGTGCATGGAAGGTGGGCTGTAAGGGCTTCACAGTCTATCGTGATGGTTGCAGAACAGGCGTTCTAGTCTCCACCGAGGAGAAGAAAGATGAGAAACCTAAGACAGCTGCCGATGTGCATCCAAAGCGTCCCAAAGAGCTCCAGTGCGACATCCACCGCGTCAACGTGAAGGACGAGAGCGGAAAGACACAGTCGTGGATGGTCCTCGTAGGACTCAATGATGGAAAACCCTACGAAGTCTTCAGCGGACTTGCAAATCACATCGAGGTGCCAAAGAAGACTAAGGCAGGCACGCTGATCAAGAACGGCAAGGTAAACGGTCTCTCGACATACAATCTTCGCGTTCCTGTAGGATCCGACGATGAGATCCTCTTCAGGGATGTTGCCAACCTGTTTGCCAATCCGACACAGGGAGCGTTCTCAAGAACGATCTCTCTTGCACTTCGTCACGGAGTTCCAGCCAACTTCGTCGTAGACCAGCTCCAGAAGGACAAGGAGTCAGACATGTTCACATATGCACGCTGCATTGCACGAGTTCTCAAAGGCTATATTCCTGATGGAACAAAGTCAACCAACGAGAAGCGGTGTAAGGAATGCGGTAGCGATCAAGTCTTCTATGTTGAAGGATGTGTTACATGTGCAAGCTGCGGAAGCAGCAAGTGCGGGTAAAATAACACATTAAATTAAGAAAGGCTACCTTCGGGTAGCCTTTCTTGTAAACAACACACCAAAAAGGTATATTAACTACATGAACATCATCACACGCGTATCTCCCCTCGTTAAGGAGTGCGAACTTCGCGCTCCTCCCATCGTCATCCGCGTCAACAAGTTTGACGAAGACGCAGCCAAGGAGTTTAACCAGCACATGTCGATCGCCCAGTCATCTGGGCAGAGCGTTATTCCTGTAGTGATCGACAGTTACGGCGGTGAGGTCTACTCACTGATGACCATGATCGACGCTATTAAGTCGTCACGTATCCCAGTCGCAACCATCGTCGAGGGCAAGGCAATGTCCTGCGGTGCTGTCCTGCTCACTTGTGGTGCACCCGGCATGCGTTACGCATCACCCAATGCTACCATCATGATTCACGAGGTCGCAAGCGGCAATCGCGGTAAGGTCGAGGAGATCAAGGCAGACGCGAAGGAGACAGATCGCCTGAATGAGAAGATCCTCAAGATCATGGCACAGAACATCGGCAAGGATGAGGACTTCTTCCTCGATGAGATCCACACCAAGAAGCACGCTGACTGGTACCTCGAGCCCGAGGAAGCAAAAGAGATCGGCCTTGTTAACCATGTCAAAGTACCAGAGATGATGCTAACAGTGGATGTCAAGTACAAGTTTGAGTAGAAGAGCTGAGATCTTTATAAAAGTTATAGCGTGGCGGATCGTATCTGTCACGCTAAGCTTCTTTGTCATCTATCATTTCACAGGAAGTGTAGCGACGACAACGCGCGCACTCACGATTGGAACGATTGTCGGCATAGTGTCTCAATGGTTATTTGAGATGACGTGGGACACTTTTATACGGAGTAAGTTGAGACATGCCTTTTCAGGACAACAAAGTAGAATTAGTCGGTTACTACGGTGGAGACGAGGCTCACGCGATGTCAGCTTGGACAAGCACGAGCAGGGACCTCACGGAGGAGAAGCGGACACGAATCCCCACTCTCCTCAAAATGCTGGCAGAGAATGGACATGAGACACCGTTTGAGAAGAGCAGCATCAGCTTCCTGGTGACGACCGATATTGCGACACACATCCAGCTCTGCAAGCATCGCATCGGTCTCTCGATCAACGCCGAAAGTGCAAGGTATAAAGAGCTGAAGGATGACAAGTACTATCTTCCTAAAGATTGGCCTCTCGAAGAGCAGACTCGTTACATTGCGTTTATGGAGGATGCGCTCATGCGCTACCATGATACACTCGAGCGTCTTGTTAAAGGTGGAATGAGTCGAAAGCGAGCGAAGGAGAGCGCTCGCTTCTACCTTCCCTACGGTAATCAGATCACTGCCGACGTGATGTTCAACTGGCGCAGCTTCAATCACTTTCTCAGTTTGAGGTTGAAACCAGACGCACAGCGAGAGATCTGCTGGCTAGCTGAAGAGATGCTGAGACAAGTTCGTGACATCCCGGGTGACCCGTTCAAGCACACGTTAGAAGCGTTTGGTTATGTTGTAAAACCTGTCGAAATAATCTACCATAGTGTGTGAACGCACCTAAGTCACCCTACAACCTGATTCAAGAGACAGTGCAGTACGATCCATGGCGTGTCCTGGTCGTCTGCATTTTCTGCAATCTAACAAAGCGTGTCGTTGCAGAGCCCTACATGTGGCAGTTCTTCGATCGGTGGCCTACAGCGGCGGCAGCATCTCATGCAGATCCTGCCGAGATTCGTGACATGATCGCCATTCTTGGGCTTGCAGATCGGAGAAGCAAGACGTTGGTCAAGCTCTCGAAGTCGTACGTGCTGTGGGACGGGGTTGATGTAAGATCTCTACCGGGCGTGGGTGAGTACGCTGCAGCAGCTTACGACATCTTCTGCCTGCACCGCTGGGCACAGATCCCAGAGCCCAAGGACGGAGCATTGAAGAACTACTGGAAGTGGATTAACAATAAGGAGGTGTCCCATCCCTGAAGGACCTGAAGTCAAGATCGTATCTGAGTCGCTTGGCCGTGCTTTGCAAGGTCGGTCAATCGTTGGCATCAACTATTTAGGTGGTCGTTACACGAAGCATGGGCCACCCGAAGGACATGCAGAAATTTCATCTGTGCTGCCCCAGAATGTGTCTGTCACATCTTGTAAGGGCAAGTTTATATACCTAACACTCCAGAATAATTGGGTAATCTGGAACACTCTGGGTATGACAGGTAGCTGGTCAAAGACACAGCACAAGCACAGTCGAGCACAGTTTCTACTCGACGACGGGACATCTGTCTTCTTCAACGATCCACGCAACTTCGGCACGCTGAAGTACGTCCACGGGCTTGATGCACTTCAAGAGAAGTTGGATGAGCTTGGGCCCGACATGCTGGCTGAGGATGTGCCAGATGACGTGTTCACCAGGAGGATGCGTAAGAAGAACAGCCGTGTAATCACAGAGAATCTGATGGATCAGAAGGTGATCTGCGGTGTGGGCAACTACCTCAAGTCCGAGAGCCTCTACTTTGCAGGCATCTCACCCATGCGTCATGTCAACTCCATGACCGACGAAGAGCTCGCAAGGCTTAATCAGACAATTAAGGCAGTAATCCGAGCGTCCTATCAGACAGGCGGCGCAACGATCTACACATTTCAAGGGTTCGACGGCGAGAAGGGACAATACAGTCGCCGCTTCGCTGTTTATAATCAAGACAAGGATCCTAAAGGGTGGGATGTGAAATCCTTCACTTCACCTGAGGGCCGCACAACATTCTGGGTTCCAGAGGAGCAAACATGAGTTACAGACTATCAGATGAAACAATTGGACAGATCGCAAAGCTTCTGCAGGTTGCAATCATCACAGGCACAGATATCGTCGACAATCTCCGTACTATCCGTCTACAGGTAGGTGATGGTGAGATGCTTGAACCAACTGCTGACTACATTGAGAATTTCGAGCGCAATCTCAACAGGATGATCGAGTCACTCGCAGAGCAGACGAACACCAACCAGAGTGAGTGACAATGGATAAGCTCGACCAGATGTTCCAGATGCGTAAGGAGTTCATGGCAGCGTTGTCTGCTCATGTCCCTAATGCATACCCACAGCAACCGATCGATCTCAGCAGCAAGCAGTCGCAGCAGCACTTCAGAGATCTTGCTCTCCGCGGTGTTGAGGAGATCTTCGAGGCACTTCAGCACCTGAAGAACACGAAGCCACATCGTGTGACTGACATCACTGAGCCCGTTGATGTCGAGGCGTTCAAGGAAGAGATGGTCGATGCTTTTAACTTCTTCTTCACGCTTCTAATCCTGATGGACGTCGATGCTGAAGATCTCTACGAGGTGTTCAAGAAGAAGGATCAGATCATTCACGACCGCATCAAGAATAGGTACTAATGGACATCAAGAAGATACTGCAGCGTCAGAAGGAGTTCTCTGATCTCTTCTATGACTCGTCTAACTTTAACGACGACAAGAGAGAGGAGATGACAAAGTCGTTCGCTCTGGCACTCCACGCCGAAGTGGCCGACCTCGTCAGCTCGATCAACTTCAAGGATCACCACGCAAATCGTCGGACACCGGATCGGGAGAAGATCCTGTACGAGTCAATTGATGTGATGCGGTACCTCCTGGCAATCATGAATGTGTGGGGGTATGCAGCCGATGAAGTTGAGACAGCTTTCAACGACAAGGACACCTTCCTGCACATGCGTCATCGAGTCGAAAACGCAAAGTGGGATGGTCGTCCTGTATTAATTGTCGATGTCGATGATGTCATCGCACACTTCAGGAAGGACTACTTTGAGTGGCTTCGAGACAGTCACAACATTGATATTCCTCTTGATTATCCTGAGTACTATGCGTCCTCTCCCCTAAAGGAGCGCGGGATTAATCCAGAG